GGATTCGGCACTGAAATAGGTGTAGATGACACGAGAAAATGGATTAGCGTGCTTCAAGAAAAATTGCTGGACGAAGCGGCATACCCACGCCGCGAAGCCCTCACCGCTCCCGGCCAGGCCTTCGCCCGGGGCGACCGCGTGCGCAAGGTCAAGGGCTACAAGTTCCCAGGCGTCGTGGTGGCCGCGTTCACTACGCTGGAGGGGCACTGGCGCTACGTGGTGCAATGTACGGCGGAGGACACGGCGGGCATTCTGCACATCTACAACGGGGAGCAGCTGAAGGCGGCGGGGGAGGCGGACAGCGAGGCGGGGGAGGGCGTGGGGGAGGATATTTTTTAACTTAAACAATCAATAGTATATGATTCTTACACACAACGAAATCAACGCCGCCCTGGCAGCCGGGCACATCGTCGTGGAACCCTTAGCGCCGAACGCGGTGGGCACGAATAGCATAGACCTGCACCTGGGGCGGTACATCCGCGAATACAACGCCGCGCGGCTGGACGCGAAGAAGGATAACGCATCTTCCTTGTTCGAAATAAACGAAAAGGGCTTTGTTCTAAAACCGAACCGCCTCTACCTGGCTTCTACACTGGAATACACGGAAACACATCACCATGTGCCCATCCTGGAGGGCAAAAGCAGCATCGGGCGCCTGGGTCTCCATGTCCACGTGTCCGCAGGCTTCGGCGACGTGGGCTTCTGTGGACACTGGACGCTGGAGCTGCACTGCGTGCAGCCTATCCGCATTTACCCCGGCATGCCCATCGCGCAACTGGCCTACCACGCCGTGAGCAGCCTGCCGGACACCGGCTACATGGAGCGCCGGGGTAGCAGCTACACGGAGGCGCGGGAGGCGAGGCCGGTGGCAAGCAGGCTGTGGAAGAAGTTTTTGTAAAAATATATACAATTTATAAAAAATAGTTTATCTTTGCAAAGCACTTCGCCGGGGTAGGAGCCTGCGAAGCGCTGGTATCCAATACCGGACACGCCCCTGTCATACTCCTACATGGCAGGGGCTAATTTTTTTATCATGGACTACTTAGATTTTATAGAAAGCAAAAAGCATAGTCAGATAAATTTTGGCATTGAGCCCGTTTCTTTGCCGGAATCCATGTTTGACTACCAGCGCTATGTTACGGAATACGCGATCAGGAAAGGCAGGTGCGCGGTGTTCCTGGACACTGGACTGGGTAAAACGCTTATTCAGTTATCCGTGGCCGATAATTACGCCAATGCAACCGGAAAGCCTGTATTGATTATTACGCCCTTGGCCGTTGCTTTCCAGTTTGTCCGGGAGGCGGCTGCCTTTGGCATCCAGGGCGTTGAATACAGCAAGGACGGGCGGCACGGCAGCCGGATTGTTGTCTGCAATTATGAGCGGCTGGATAAGTTCAACTATCAGGATTTTGACTGCGTGATCCTGGACGAAAGCAGCATTTTGAAAAACTTTGACGGCGCGATCAAAGCACAAGTAACAAGTTTTTTGAAGCAAGTTAAATACCGTTTTCTTTTTACCGCAACACCTTCGCCAAACGATTACATCGAGCTTGGTACATCTTCAGAAGCCCTTGGATACATGGGCTATACCGATATGCTGACAAAGTTTTTTTCAAATAAAGAAAACAACATAAAGGCAATGGACAGGGTAGGGGCTAAATTTTACCTTAAACCGCACGCCTCCGACGCTTTTTTTCAATGGGTATCTTCCTGGAGCATATCAGCGCGAAAGCCATCTGATTTAGGCTTTTCCGATGAACGGCATATTTTACCGGAATTGCGCCTAAATTATCACAGCGTTACCAACAAAAATAACTGGGTAGTCAATGGTCAAATTATGATGTTTGAAATGCCCGCTCAACGATTGCCTGAAATACGGTTAGAGCAAAGGGGCACAATACATGAGCGCTGCGAAAAAGCTATTGAACTTGCTCAAAGCCATGACAATACTGTTTACTGGTGCAATTTCAACGACGAGGGTGATTTATTAGAAGATATGGACGAAAGCGCCTATCAGATTAAAGGCAGCATGAGTATAGACCGGAAAGAAGAATTGCTACTTGCATTTTTTGAAGGAGAAATAAAAAAGCTGGTTACCAAGCCTAAAATGACTGCGTTTGGTCTAAACTGGCAACATTGCAATCATACGGTATATTTTCCAACATTCAGCTATGAACAATACTATCAGGCTATTCGTCGGTTTTGGCGTTTTGGCCAAAAACGTACCGTTAATGTTGATTTGGTATTTAGTGATGGTCAAAAAAAAGTTATGGATAGCCTTATTGAAAAGGCTAAAAAAGCGGATAACCTTTTCTCTATGCTTAATGCCAATTTGAATAGCGACTATAAAGCGCAATCCAAAAAATTACAAACAACTATTTCCATGCCTAAATTTATCTAAAATGAAAAAAGAACAAGTATCTGAAAATTACGCGATCTATAACAACGACTGCGTATCGGTTATGAAAAACCTTCCAGACAACGCTATTGATTTAAGCGTTTATAGCCCACCATTTGCCGGGCTATACAATTACAGCAGCAGCGAGTTTGATCACAGCAACTGCGAAAGCAAAGAACAATTTTTGCAGGTTTACGATTACACCATTCGCGAAATAGCAAGGCTTACAAAGCCTGGTCGCATTACCTGCGTGCATTGTACCGACGTCATGGATAGCAAGACGGAAAACCTTTGGGACTTCAGACACGAAATAATTAAGTTACATGAAAAGTACGGATTTCAATACAAGAATTGCGTTACCATCTGGAAGGAACCGCTAAAAGTAAGGATGCGTACAATGGTGCGCTCCCTGATGCACAAGCTGATTGTCGAGGATAGCACACAAAGTTTTACCGCAATGCCGGACTATCTTTTGATTTTTAAAAAGCATGGGGAAAACGCCGTTCCGGTTTCGCATCCGTTTGGGCTAAGCCATTACGCCGGAAGCGTGCCTTTGCTTGATGAACATTTAAACATTTACGGCCTTCCTTTGGCAGAGTTTGATTTTTCAGCACAAGAAAGGATAGGCGATGTAATCGAGGCCTACCGATGGGCTTCCTTCCAGGCTTTGCAAAAAAAGTACAAAGCACACGAAGACCCTAAAACAAACAAGGCTTCGCATATTATTTGGCAACGTTATGCCTCTTCCGTTTGGGACGATATTCGTATAGATAACGTACTTTCGTTTCAAGATAGCAAAGATCCGGACGATGAAAAACACGTACACCCTTTGCAGCTTGATGTTATTGATCGTTGCGTTGAATTATACTCTAATCCCGGCGAAGTTGTCCTGACGCCTTACATGGGCGTAGGTAGCGAAGTTTATAGCCCGGTATCTTTAGGACGCAAAGCAATAGGAATTGAGTTGAAGGAAAGTTATTTTAAGCAAGCGTGCTTAAACCTGGAAACAGTCGTGAAACGCTTTGATAGCGATAATCAAATTGCAATGTTCTGATTATCGTCGTATCTTAGCAACGCCCCCGCGCACGCCCACCACCGCGCGCGGAGGCATGGTTTCAAACCTCAACGGGGAGTAGTGCGTGGTGGCCTGCTCCCCTTATTTTTTGCCAATGCTAAACGTCAATACCGAACTACTGGAGCAATTAGACCCTAATGAAATGTGGCTGCTCTTGCACATTGCCAAGCGCATCAGCAAGGAGCGCACGGCGTTTCCCAGCAAGAAGACCTTGCTCAAAGATACCCGCTGGAAGACGGAGCGCACGCTGAACGCCGCCCTGGAGGCCCTGGTTGCAAAAGGCTTCATCAGCGTTACCAGGCGGCTGCGGGACGACGGCAGCCAGGCGAGCAACTTGTACCGCGTCGAGACGGATATGATCGGCGTTTTTATTACGTTAAACGAACTTCAGGATACTGCAAAAAATGCAGGGGGTGGGGTGCAAAAAAAGCAGGGGGCACCCCTGCAAAAAATGCAGGGGGGAGGGGTGCAAAAAAAGCACCCCCATGAAGTATTAGCCAGTGAAGTATTAACCAATGAAGTAAATTCTTTTTCTAACGAAAAAGAAGCGACAAAAGAAAAAACGCCCAACTTGGTTTACCGACTATACGAAACATACGCGACCTTTTTCGAGTCCCGCGCCGCCGCCCAGGCCTTCCCCCGCACCGGGGCCGGCCACCTTGTCCTGGACGCGAAGGACGCCAGGGCGCTAAAGGAGTTCGTGAAGTACTTCGGCGAGGTGCATCCCGGCAGCGCGGAGGAAGCCTGGGGCGACTTCCTGGAGGCTGCCTGGCAGGCGGGGGATAAGTGGATACGCGAAAACTTTTGCCCGCATATCCTGTGGGGTCAGAAAAATCGCCTATTCACCCGCGCCGCGAAGGCGCAGGCGGGGATTGGGTACACGGCTGAAGATGTATTGAAAACTATGGAAAAACTAAACGAACAATGATACAGGTATCTTTTTCAGGCGGGCGTTCGTCATCAATGATGGCAAAAATAATGCTGGACAATTACGATAAAGATGAATTGCTTTTTACGTTCGCCAATACCGGAAAAGAACTGGAGGAAACCTTGCGCTTTGTGCATGAGTGCGACGTGCGATGGGGGTTGGGCGTTGTGTGGGTAGAATATTGCCCTGAAAATAAGTTTCGGGTGGTAAGCTATGAGACAGCCAGCAGGCAGGGGGAGCCGTTTGAGGCGCTTGTAATGAAGAAAAATTACCTACCT